GGGTATAGGTTTTCCATCTTATTCCTATACTGTCTTGGGATATACTCGTCAGGCTTTTGATCATCCCAAGGGCCGCGGGTGCGGGTATCAATTTTCATCGCATAGCTGAAAGATTTCTTTCTAAATTCCTCGTTAGTAGTAGGCTCGAGGTAGTTGGGTGGTGGGGTCAGATCGACCTTCTTCCACAGTGCCAGCGCCTCGGGTTGGCGGGCCTTTTTAATAAGGGACATCCGTCCTTGGTAGTGGAGGTATCCTGTCTTGGATCCTTTCTCCTCTTGGAATACATAATGCTTAGCAAGCTGCTTCAAGGTCTTGATTATGTCTTCTTCAGATACTCCTTCAGCGCTGATGCGAAAGTCGTATACTGCACATTGGGACCCCATCGTATTATATGTTTAGATAATAATTTACGCTACCCCAATGGAGATAGCCCTAGGCGTCGGGCGCTAAAGCGCCGACTGGAATAACCTAGGGCTATCTCTGATCCTAATGTATCTTATATACTTTAAACATCTGGATCATGTGGATCAAATTTTTGTGGCATAGCGATAGAATGTATGTGGAGGTAAATCTACGATACATAAGTACAAAAAATTATTGCGCAGCTACAATGTCGGTTGTAAAGTCGTAGTCACTCGCGCGGACAAGTTCATTGCCACGGGGGGCGTCGCCTTCGGCTCCGACCATCCCCCGGGCAATAGAGAGTAAGAACTAAAATAACTAGTTAGGTACATGGCAAGTGCGCACACACATATCGAATGATGGTGATACGGTGTTGTCGACGGTAGCGTCTGACTGTGATTGGTAAGCTGAAGCCCTGATCATGAGCCATAACTTGGCCTTGGGCTTGGTGTAGCATAGGCACTCCACCTGTTGGTTAGCGTAGTCTGCCTGTTCGCACAGGTCAGTTGCAGTTGTAAGCTTGACAGCAGTTTCCTTGTAGTTGAATTCGCGATCCCAGCGCATAAACCATTTTAGCACCTTGACATGGGGATCGATGTCGCTCTCCGTAGAGCTCGTGGGTTGTATGATAGTCTCATACGTCTTGAGTACCTTGAGTCCCTTCTGGATCAGACTCTGGGAGGTCTGTGCAAGGGGGTTGTAAACGTAGGGTTTTATCAAACCTTGGTAGAATGCATTCTTGCGTGCATACGGGGGTCCCGACAGAGTGTCGTCGGAGAGCTGGGGGTCGAGAGCATCGTCAAGAAGCTTTACGACCTGGACAGTGTATTTGACTGCCTTGTTTTTAGCACCCCACAGGTTGAGGCGGACGTCAGTCCACAGGAGTTTAGACTTTTCGTGGGGGTTGTTCACCGAGGTAGAGAAGGACGGGATCTTCTCGGGCACCCACGTAGAAACGGTGGTTGTACCGTCGTTGGTAGTAGAGTTGCATATAGACCAACCGATAACTCCGGTTGTAGATACGCTGCATCGGTAGGTTGGCTGGCCGTAGATCTGGATGCCACCGATGCCAGTGTTGTTAACGGAAGTGAGGTCTACCATGTATAGTGGTAGGTCAGTGCGTGAAGCGGCGGCGAGAAGGTTCTTGCCGCACCAGTAATAACCGTTGTCATTAAAGTTGTTCATACCGTTGAAACGGTATATGACGGTCTCGCTCTTGTTGTGTACCTCGCGGGTAAGAGCTGCAAGTGTAGTCTTCTTCTTGCGACCGGTGTTCATTTTAGCTGCCGTAAACTGGGAGTAGTCGCCGCCGGATCCTGATCCGAGTACGGCTTTGACCACGCTACCGGATGATTGGTAGCGCTTGTAGGCATTTCTAGCACCTTTGGCTAGGTTACGGAACCTTACGCCGGTGTTGAGGGCAGAAACCACCTTGTTGGCGGTGTTCATGACGGACTTGCGTCTAGACCCATACTGCTTGAGAGTACGGGATCGGCGAGTGCGTTGCATCGGCATGTTGTTTTATACAATAACGTGAGAAAATAATTCACAGAAGTGATTGGCTCGGTTTGTTTTCGAGTGGATCGAACAAAGTGTCCGTGCGGGTCGGAGCTACGAACTTGACGAGCTCCTTGTTAGAGTTAATAGTCCATACCCTCCACCTGTCCTTCGACAGGAGGGAGATGTCGGGCTCGATGTTGCTGAATACCCAGATCTGGGGGGAATCGATCCACCAGACCTTGTAGGTGTACCTGAGGTCATATAGTTTTCCTTTTTTAATCTGCTCGATAGCAGTGTAGATGCCGTTGAGCCTCTCCTTGTTCATTGCGCGGGGGAGGTCAACGAATATAGGTGATGGGTCGCGGAGTTCCCGCTTCATACATATGTCACAGCACGATGCTACGAGTTTGTCGGCATCGTTGACGGGAGGAAGGTCGATGCCCTTCCCAAATAATTCTGATAGACAGGCTACGGTTGACTTGCCAGCGTTGCCATGAGGGCAATAAATCATGTTGATAATTCGATCATCGAATATAGATGAAGAATCAAATATGATCTTCTGGAACGGGTATAGGTTTTCCATCTTATTCCTATACTGTCTTGGGATATACTCGTCAGGCTTTTGATCATCCCAAGGGCCGCGGGTGCGGGTATCAATTTTCATCGCATAGCTGAAAGATTTCTTTC